AGGCATTGATCTCGTTGTAGCTGTCGCCCCTACCCACAAACTCCAACTCAACACCCATACGGAAGTCACCATGAATAGACGAGATGATGCTGTGGTCAGGCTCAAGGATGTGTAGCACGTTGGTGTTGTAGCTCATGAGTTGATCGGGATGTTCCTCATTACTATCGCTGTCGCCATCGTAATCATCATCGTCTTCTTCCTCGTAGCTATAGTAGTAGCCATCGTTGTGCTCATAGAGATTGTCACGATAGTCATAGTAGTCGCCATTCTCGCAGTGCTCGACCTCGTTCTCGAAACAACTACGACACACAGAACTATCCCCACGCCTGCCAAGATGACTAATCTCGTCATCGAGCTCGAAGTGATCGCAGTCCGTGATACGAATATCAAAAGCTATGGCTTTGTAATCGAGCATATTGGCTATGTTCCTGAAGGTACTATGCGAGATGTTGTCCTCATGCTCGATGATGAAGTTGCACAGCTCACTGCTGTTGTCGGTCTTAAGCGTATCGCGCACAAGCTTTGCCAACTCTGCGTTTTGTTTCTTGGCTTGTTTGTATCTTGTTAAGTCCCATGATTCATTCAAGTCGAACGTACTGCGGTGATAATAAACCAAACGAGCTTTGACAGGCTCTGGGTTCACACGCTTGGCGATATGCTCAAATAGCCGAGACACAGAATCGTACGAAAGATTAGAACTCTGACGGAAGTGCCGTTGTAATAGCCAACCAATGTCATGACCTGCGCCATTGATCAACCAGTTCAACTCGGCCTTGTCTGTGATTCGCTTCTTAACCCAAACAGTGCCCACATCCATGTTGTTGAACACATCCTCAATCTCCTCCCGTGTCATGGTGCTGATGTGACGAGAGCGAACATGAAAGTCAGTGAACACCTCTATGTTGTGTTCAACTGCTACGCCCGCCATTGTGTTGCCTAAGCGCATGACGAAACGATTGTTACGACCTAGTCTGTTGTCTTTAATGTGATATAACATTTTAATTTCCTTTGTGAATAATTATTAACTTACTGAACTTGTGCCACAGGTGGCACGACTTGGTGTTGGCTTAGATCACTTAGTATGTAAGGGTTATCGGTCTCGATATCCTCACGCACATGAGCGTCTCGCTCTTCTTGGAATTGCTTAACGAGTTTCTCTGCGTCTGTCATTTGATTTCCTTTCTTTTGTTGGCTTCGGTAATCTCGTCAAAGATGCGTTGTGTGTAGCCCTCAATGAACATATCTCTAAGTTCATCGGACAGTTGTCCCACTCGACCGCACGTCTCTCTTTCGTACTTCTCAAACGCATCGACTGCTTCGAGGTGTATCTGTTTCATAATTCCCATATCATTTCTCCTTTGGTTAAAAACTAGATTCGGCGTACACAACGCGCCCCTTTTTCATGTGTTCTAGAATTGGTGCAGTAAGATACTTGTCGAGCAAGCACAGATCACGCCTATACAAACGCACAGTCACGTTGTTGAAATCATCTTGCACACCGCCTCGGCGGTAGTACAGATCAGCAAGACGCTCATGCAAAGCCCAAGCGTTTCGCTCGTATGTGACTTGCTTCCATCTCGGATTGCCGTCATAGCGCGAGCCGATGTGTGCATCGGTAGGTTTTGTAGTTAGCGCACGAGGCACGCTAAGTATGTTGATATCTAACCCCATTTCATTCTCCTTAATAAAGTGTTTCTTCTTTCACTGCTTCACCTAACACAAACTTATCTGCGTCTACACACATATCGTTGAAGGCGCTCACAAAAGATGAGTGCTTGCGCTTTTGTACTTCCAATTTTTCGGGACTGAATACCGCCGTAGCATCGAACTTGTAAGCCGTCTTGTTACTACTAGGACAGGTTGTCACTTCAACTACTCGATATGGATGCCCTAATTCAAAGTAACCAAAGCCTGTAGTGCTTGCTAATATCACTACATCTCCTGCTTTAGCAACAGCACATCTATGCTCTTGTTTCAGCAGTCTGATGTAATCTTCTGCAATTTCATCGCATAGATCGTCAGCATCGGATACTATTTTTTCTGCCTGTTCCATTAACTCTGAGCGCTGTTTATACGCTTCATCGCATTTCTTAAGTGCATTTTCGTAGTTTACTTTTGCGTCTAATAATCTTCCGCTGTTCATTGCGCTTTCTCCTTCGGTTATACAGTTCAATTCATACAGGCAGTCTTTGACCACCTCCAGTTCTTTTACAACATCCTCACGTTTAACTATTCTGTTTATGTTGTTCGTGACAAATACCAAACGCCACCTCATATCGTCAAAAAGCGCGCGCAATTCAGCGTGCGTCATATCTTCCATCTTTGTTTTCATTCTCACTCTCCAAATATTTCTTTGTTTAAGATTTCTGTCTCGACCAACTTGTGACACGCATTCAGCGTCATCATCATGATGTGGTACGCATTGGCGCGGTCTTTATTTGGCAGGCCCTCGATGTGCTCTTGGATTTCTGCGATCGTCTTGGTTGCCCACAAGTCGTGCTTGGGGATCGGGTTGCTTACTACTTCGTACATGGTTATCTCCTTAAGTCGGCCTAGTTTGCGGATGGTGCTCGGCGTAGCCAGTGCCAAGCACCATAAACGGGGTATGCGTACCCCATTATTCGGTTTGTTCTGATAGTCCATGCCATGTGTGGGGCACAGCGTCTGTGGGCGTAAGCGCACGAATAAGCATGATTGCTCTTTTCATTTTTTTGATGCGCTCGGCTCTGACACCCGTTGGCTCGATGGCTTGCTCGCTCTCCTCGTTGCCAAGCTCCTTGATGGTGCGCTTGAGTAGCGTGTCCTTGAGCTTGGTGTTCGGGCGTTGCGTGCGCTTGAAGGGTATCTTGCGCTTGGTCTTGGGTGCGTGAGGTATGGCGTGGAATAAAGCCTCTACCTCTAGTCGCTTGGTCGGCGGTATCCAGTCAGTCCAATGCACGCCCTTGTTGGGTATGTTCAACTCTTGGGCTATGTGTGAGGGTGTCAGTAGCTTGCCCTCGTCATCTCGATGCAGTTGCAATGCTTCTAGTTTGCTTACCAGTTTGTGCATTAGTCTTATGTATGCATCGAATGCAGCTTGGCGTTCGGGTAGAAATCTACCCCGATGATTGCGCCCAACTTTGGCGTTGCTCAGTTCATACCGCAAGGGTGACATCAGTTCGCCCCACAATCTTTTGTGTTGGAAGTTACTTAGTCTTGCAAAGCGCTGTATTTTCTTTGCTTGTTCGATCTCCGCCTTCTTGAGTTCGCGCATCTCAGGCTCGGGGATTCTCTTCATCAAGGCGTTGTGCAACTCATTGGGGCGCATATTCATGTACGATTTACTCATGGTTTGTTCCTTAGTCTTAACAAGTATCCAGTCGGTGTCCTAGACTACGCATTGTAGACTAAACTTTCGACACTCGGCAAGGCGCATGAACATTGACGATGCAGAGTTTTGTACGACAAAGATATCTTTTTTAAAGAACTCAAAAGCCAAAGGAAGGAAGCGGGTAGAAACCTACCCGAATGCTCCTTAGTCTTGGTGCGGAAATATGGACACATATATGGATACACTCTTATATATAAATATATATTTAAATAGATAAGTAAGTAAGACAAAAAAGCGGAATAGCATTACAAATCAACAACTTGCGCGTGTCTATTGTTTAGGAAACGTGCTTAATCTTTGATATCTAGTTTTTTGAGTGATTAAGCACATTTTTTTGTGCTTTAGTCTTACTGACGTTCGTTAAGCCATGCTTCGAAGGCTTCTTCACCGCTGAGTATCTCAGGCGTGCCAGTGTGCAAGTCGATGCGGATGAGGAAGTAGTCGAAGCGTTTGGGCTCGGGGTAGATGTAGTCAATGTCGAACTCGCCAATGTGGGGAAGGCACATTGTGCCTACGTTCTTGATGAGGGGGAAGTGTGTTGCTTTCATGGTTTATTCTCCTTTGGTTGAGTGAATGATGCGACCGATTTGCATACCTAAGATTAGAGACGAGAGGATTGGTGCAAGAATGTATAGCCATCCAGTGCCCATACCTCTCAGTATGTCGCAATGAATTGCAATGGCTAGCGTGCACATGGCGGTGAGGAATAACTCGGATAAGATTTGTAAAGCGGACATGGTTTAGTCCTTATAAATGTTGAGCCATTGGAGTGCCTCACGCTTGGTAGCGCAAGAGCGTATGAGTTGATCGCCCACTTTGACGATCCACTCAATGAGTGGCGTGGTTCTGTGGTTGAAGGATTCTCGGCGGTAAAGCGTGGCTTTGCCGAGAGTTTGGATGTGTTGCATGATTAAGCTCCTTTTAAATACGTTAGACACAAAAGAAAACAGCGAGCAAAGCCCGCCGTGAGAAATGGGGTAGAAATCTACCCCGATTATTCGAACGCAACAGATTTCTTGATTTCAGTAATAAGCGCATCGAACTGTGCCTTAGTCATGTCTGATGCGTAGATGATGTCGAGCACGCTCTTGACGACTGCTTTGGGCGCAACAACTTTCTCGGTGCGTGAGTTGCTCTCGGGTGCATCTTTACGAACCTCGATCTTGACGTGGTAGTTGAACTTGGCGTAGCCACGCTTGTATGAGTCTTGCTCGGTCTTGCTACGCTCGGTGCGCGAGGTGTTGAAGATCGCTTGGGCTTGAGAGGGTGTGCGGTTCAAGTTGCCTTCGAGGTAGCCCGTGATCCAATCCCGCTCAAGTTGCACACGCTGTTCGTGCGTGGCTTTGATGTACGCATCCCTGAATGGTTTCGCGCCCTCCTTGGTGATGCGATCAGTGATGCCGACTTGCTTGCCGTATTGATTGATGTTTAACAAAGGCATGATGTTTCTCCTATCGGATAGGTGGGGTAGAAATCTACCCGCTTGTTGCCCTACCGATAACTCTATTATACGAAAGGGGTATTTTGGTACTATTCCCGAGGGCGTTTTCGAGAACTAAAGACCCCACCTACCCCCCACCAACCAGATTTAGACGGCGTGGTCATGGTGACCATGAACACTGTTCCACACCGATTCCCAGCATTTCTGTAATACCATAGTATTATTTTATAAAATTTTATAATTACCATGTCTAACGTTAGACAATGACCCATAAAAAAAGCCCCACGTCTAAGGTGGGGCTAAGAACTTTTCGTTCACAAAGGAGAAGTAAACGCAATCAAGTTTGGCAACTGCTTGCATCAGACTTCAAATATAGTGTACATTAACGCTATCGAGGTTGCAAGGGCCTACGCATGTTAGATCATTTGATAGATTTTGAACCAGACGTGGAAACAACACCACAGGGATTTGTGCCCCTGGAAAAAGCTACGCCCACAGACGCACTGGACGCCAAGATTAAAACAGTGGACTGGCTCAAAGAGTTGGGCGCCGTAGACACAGATACCATAACCAATGAGTTAGAAACACAAGCTGCAAGAACATCTTTTGCCAATATTGTTTCTGCCTCTCCTTGCGAAATCACACACCAGTCTCTAGCACAGGTCAAAACACCAGCCGCTGTCCAGCATCTTGTAGGAATGCTGACAGCTTATGACTGGGAGTTTGTACAGCAGGCCAAAGAACTCAGAGGTTATGCCGTAGCTAAAATTCTTGAAGAAGTAGAAAACCCCAGCGCCAATATTCGCCTCAAAGCTTTGGCTTTGCTGGGCAAAGTAACTGAAGTTGGTTTGTTCACGGAAAAGATTGAAGTCAAGAAAGCTGAGTTGAGTGACGATGAGCTAGACCAGCGCATCAAAGACAAGCTCAACAAGTTCATGGATGTGGTGGATGTGTTGTCGAATAACGACGATATAACTGATTTGGAAACCAATGGATCTATCCAAACTCACGAGCCTGACGCCGCTTGAGGCCAAGCTCATCCAACAAAATCTGCCTCGGATGTCCAAGGCGGAGAAGCTGGAGCTCTTTGAAGATTTAGACAGAAAAGAAAAGCGCGCCAGTCTACTGGCCGCACAGACCAATATCCTTGGGTTTGCCAAAGCCGTATATCCCGGATTCAAGACGGGCCCCCACCACAGGAAGCTGGCCAAGATATTTGAAGATGTTATTGCAGGCAACAAGAAGCGCGTGATCATTAATATTGCGCCGCGTCATGGCAAGTCTGAGTTTTCCTCTTATTTATTCCCTGCTTACTTCTTAGGTAAGTTCCCTGACAAGAAGATTATCATGGGCACGCACACTGCGGGTCTATCGGAAGACTTTGGACGACGTGTACGAAATTTAATTGAATCAGAGGAATACCATGAAATTTTCCCTACAACACAAGTTGCGGAGGATCAGAAGGCGGCTGGTAAATGGTCTACATCGCTGGGAGGTCAGTATTATGCAGCCGGAGTCGGCGGCGCTCTTGCTGGCCGTGGAGCTGATCTTTTTGTTATTGATGATCCTCATAGCGAACAAGATGTAAAGACCAATAGCAGACTGGCGTTTGATACGGCATGGTCATGGTTCCAGACAGGCCCATTGCAACGTCTGATGCCAGGGGGTGCGATCATTGTGATCATGACGCGGTGGTCTCTCCTAGACTTGACGGGCAAACTCATTGATTATCAAGTACGCAATCCTGAAGCAATGCCTTGGGAGATTGTGGAACTGCCTCCCATATTAAACGAAGGCACAGAAGATGAGAAATCCCTATGGCCAGAGCAGTGGCCACTTGACTCCCTCAAAAAGATCAAAGCCTCTCTTGACCCACGGTACTGGAACGCCCAGTACATGCAACAACCCACCTCGGACACCAGCGCGATTATTTCTCGCAAACACTGGCGCATATGGGACAAAGACGATCCGCCCACCTGTGACTATGTGATCCAGTCTTGGGATACGGCCTTTGAGACTAAAAATAATTCTGACTACTCTGCATGTACAACATGGGGCGTGTTCTACAATGAAGAGGAAAATGACAAGGCGCAGATCATCTTGTTAGATGCTTTTAAAGACCGCATGGCGTTTCCCGAACTCAAAACTGTAGCGCTTAAACATTGGAAAGAATGGCAACCCGATGCGTTCATTGTGGAAAAAAAGGCTGCAGGAGCTCCACTCATCCAGGAATTCAGAGCAATGGGAATACCTGTCCAAGAGACCAATCCGAGTCGGGGCAATGATAAGATGGTCAGGCTTAACGCTGTGTCTGATCTCTTTGCCAGTGGCATGGTCTGGGCGCCAGACACAAGATGGGCGCGAGAAGTAATTGAAGAGGTGGCGGCTTTCCCCGTTGGCGAGAACGATGACTATGTGGACACTACGTCACAAGCCTTGATGCGCTATAGGCAAGGCGGGTTTATTTCGCTAGACTCGGATGAGCGAGACGAGCCGATGTATCGCCGCCGTCGCACAGCAGCTTATTATTAAGGATCATCATGGCAACAAGTAGTTTTGACAAATCGTTATACCAAGCACCCGCAGGGCTCGATGCCTTGGGTGCAGACGAAGAACCATTAGAGATAGAGATTGAAGACCCAGAGTCAGTGCATATTAAAGCTGGGGACATGGAGATTGAGCTCATGCCCAAGGATTCCACCCAAGGCGAAGAAGAGTTTGATGATAACTTGGCCGAGTATATTAGTGATTCAAGACTACAAACGGTTGCAGGTGATCTTGAGTATGACATTGACCAAGACAGATCATCACGCAAAGACTGGGAGAAGGCGTACACCGAAGGCTTAAAACTGTTGGGTCTTCACATGGAGGAGCGCACAGAACCTTGGGATGGCGCTTGTGGTGTGTTCCACCCCATGATCACAGAAGCCGTGGTGCGCTTCCAAGCCGAGATGATCACGGAGACATTCCCAGCCCAAGGGCCTGTGCTCAGTAAAATCATTGGTAAAGAAACACCTGAGACGCGCGAGATTGCCACCAACGTCCAGGATGATATGAATCATGAGCTGACGGACGTGATGAAAGAGTACAGGCCAGAGCATGAGCGCATGTTGTGGTCACTCCCCGCCACAGGTTCCGCGTTTAAGAAAGTGTACTTTGATCCCAACTTGGGACGTCAAGTTTCAGTGTTTGTGCCAGCCGAGGATATCATCCTGCCCTATGGGGCTACGGATATGGACACATGCCACCGCATTACCCATGTGATGCGCAAAACCAAGAATGATATTTTAAAACTGCAAGCGGCTGGGTTTTATGTAGACTGTGAGTTGCCCGATCCTCCACGGATGCGCGATGATATTAAACAAGCCAAAGATCACGAGACTGGCTTTAGTGATCTGAATGATGACCGCTATACCTTATACGAGTGCCACGTTGACTTAGACTTGGATGGCTTCCAAGACGTTGACGAAGACGGAACTGAGACAGGCATTGCACATCCTTATGTTGTGACTTTGATTAGAGGCACAAACACCATTCTCTCAATCAGACGAAACTGGAAGGAAGGCGATGTACTCAAACTCAAACGACAGCACTTTGTCCACTACCAATACATCCCCGGCTTCGGTGCCTATGGATTTGGTTTATTCCATCTCATCGGGGGTTTTGCAAAGTCGGCCACGAGTATCATGCGACAACTCGTTGACGCAGGAACTCTCTCCAATTTACCGGGAGGCCTCAAGTCACGGGGACTACGCATTAAGGGTGATGACACACCAATTGCTCCAGGGGAATTTAGGGACGTCGATGTCGCATCAGGAAACATAAGAGACTCTATCTTACCGCTACCTTACAAAGAACCCAGCAACGTCTTGTTCCAATTGCTTGGACAGATAGTGGATGAGGGCAGGCGGTTTGCGGCAACCGCAGACATGAACGTGTCTGACATGAATGCCCAAGCTCCCGTAGGCACAACATTGGCTCTTCTTGAGCGCCAACTCAAAGTCCTCACAGCCGTTCAAGCCCGTGTACATTTTGCGTTAAAACAAGAGTTAAAACTTTTAAAAGATTTAATTCGCGACTACACCGATCCAGACTACGCTTACGACCCTGAGTACGGTGGCAAGAAATCTAAGCAAGCAGATTATGACAAAGTCGACATTATTCCAGTGTCAGACCCCAACGCGGCAACACTATCACAGCGCGTAGTACAGTATCAGGCCGTCATGCAGATGGCCCAGCAAGCTCCTCAGATTTATGACATGCCTGTGCTTCACAGAGCTATGCTAGATGTGCTGGGGATTAAGAATGCGGATAAGCTCGTGCCGTTGCCAGATGACCAAAAACCTGTTGATCCAGTGTCTGAGAACCAAGCAGTTCTTAAGGGTAAACCCCTAAAAGCATTCCAGTACCAGAACCATCAAGCGCACATTCAGGTGCATCAAGCCTTGATGCAAGACCCGACAGTAGCGGCCATCATTGGTCAAAACCCACAAGCACAAGCGATCATGGCTGCACTCCAAGCACACATGGCTGAGCACGTTGGGTATGTCTTCCGTCAACAAGTTGAAGAGCAGTTGGGTATGCCCATGCCTCCCGAAGACGAGAAGATGCCTCCACAAGTGGAGATGGCGCTGTCAGGCATGATGGCTCAAGCTGCACAACAAGCACTCCAGCAAGCGCAGGCATCTGCTGCACAGGCGCAAGCCCAGCAACAACAGCAAGATCCAGTCATTCAGATGCAGCAGCAAGAGTTGCAAATTCGCCAACAAGAGGTGCAGATTAAAGCGCAGAAAGTCCAGATGGAGGCGCAGCTTGCACAAGCCAAACAACAGCTTGCACAAGCCCAACAACAATTGGATGCCAAACTATCCATTGCAAAAATTGCCATTGATCGACAAAAAGCAGAAGAAGCTTCACAGCTTGGCGCCATGAAGTTTGCGGCTGATGCCAAAAACAGAAAAGATACGCTTGATGCAACAGACAGAAAAGCGGGAGTGCAGATGGGGATGGATATTGCCAAGCATAAGACTGAGATGGAAATGCAAAAGCGTCAAGCCATGCTTAACCATATTCAGCAATTCAAACGGGACGAAACACCGCCAAAGGAACCTAAAGAATGATAGACCAATTCGCACGCGTATTGCGCGACAAATTACGCACCGACATGAACAACTACGCCGATGACATGGCGGGTGGGGGCTGTCGCTCTTTTGAAGAATACCAAAAACTCTGTGGGCTTATTTCGGGTCTGGCCATTGCAGAGCGTTATCTCCTAGACCTGCTAAAAGAAAGTGAAGAAGACGATGAGTGATTTGATTTTGCCACCCGAAATTAAGATGGCGCCTCCCATTGAACAAGTGGAAGCCCCACCCGAGGATGCAACGGATGAAGAAAAAGCAACCGTTTTGCCTGACCCCAGTGGGTATCACATCCTTTGCGGAGTGCCTGAGATTTCTGACAAGATTGACGGAACCGAGTTGGAGTTGTACAGACCCGCGCAATATGCGGCGCAAGAACAACACGCGACCACTGTTTTGTTTGTGCTGAAGTTGGGCCCAGCAGCCTATACCGATCCAACCAAAACCCCAGGAGGCCCTTGGTGTAAACCCGGAGACTTTGTGTTAACTCGCACCTATTCTGGTACGCGCGTAAAGATTTTTGGTAAAGAGTTTCGTATCATCAACGATGACCAAGTTGATGCTGTTGTGCAAGACCCTCGTGGAATTACCCGAGCTTAAGGAGTATTAAATGGCAAATGAACCATACAAGTTCCCTGATGAAGTAGAAGATGGGCAAACAGTCGATATCAAGGCGGATGCGCCTGAGATTGAGATTGAAGTCGTAGACGATACCCCCATCCAAGACCGTGGCCGTGTGCCTTTGAATCGTGAAGTGGAAGACCCCACGGATGAAGAAATTGAAAACTACTCCGATAAAGTCAAACACAGGATCAAAGAGTTAACCCATGCTAGACACGATGAGCGTCGCTCAAAAGAGACAGTCATGCGGGAGAAACAAGAGCTTGAGCGTCTCGCACAGCATCTAATCGAAGAGAATAAAAGCCTCAAGAAGAATGTTAATTTTGGTCAGGAAGCGTTCATTGCCACTGCTCGTCAAAAAGCGGAGGCAGATATTGCGATGGCTCGACGTCAGTATAAAGAAGCGCAAGAAGCTTTTGACACGGACGCTATCATTGCTGCGCAAGAAGCTTTGACTGAAGCCAAAATGGAGTTGGAGCGTACAAAAAATTATCGTGCTACCCCTTTACAAGAAGAACGTAATGAGGTACAAATACAACCTAGACAGACTCAAACGGTTCAACCAGACGAAAAATCCCTGCGCTGGCAGGCAAAAAACCAGTGGTTTGGTTCGCAAGGGTTTGAAGAAGTTACCAGCTTTTCACTAGGGCTGCATCAAAAATTAGTGAACTCGGGGATTGATCCTCGCTCTGACGAATACTACGAGCAAATAGATGCTCGCGTTCGTTCTACGTTTCCAGAACTTTTTGGTAGCGCAGAACAAAAAAGATCTGAGGCCAGACGGCCTTCAACTGTTGTAGCGCCTGCGTCGCGTTCAACGACCGCAGGAAAAGTCAAACTTACAACGACCCAACTGGGTCTGGCTAAGAAATTTGGACTAACACCACAACAATACGCTGCGCAAGTAGCAAAACTGGAGGCTCAACAAAATGGCTGATAACAGAACACCTCGTGACGTAGTAACACGCGAAAAATCTGCTCGTGCGGTATACAAACCCGCAAGTGCTTTACCCGATCCCACACCGGAACCCGGTGTTGAGTTTCGTTATATCATGACACATATTTTAGGTAAAGCGGATCACACCAGAATGTCTCGTATGAGACGTGATGGCTGGGAACCAGTCAAAGCGGCTGATCATCCTGAGCTTATGATTGAAGGCAACGCGGAAGGCAACGTAGAAATTGGTGGGTTGATACTTTGTAAAAACTCTACCGAGAATGTACGGGCTTACACCGAGTACTATGCCAAACAAGCACAAGACCAGATGGATTCAGTTGACAACAGCTTCATGAAAGAAAACGATCCAAGGATGCGTAAATTTGCAGAGAGAACCTCTACAGTTTCACGCGGATTTGGTGCAGGTGCCAAGTAAACTTAATCAGGAGTCCTTAAATGGCTTATCCAATTATTCCCGCTCCATACGGGTTTAAAGCGGTCAGTGAGTTCGGCGGATTGCCCTATTCTGGGTCAACTCGCATGTATCCCATTGCTACTGCTTATGGTACATCGTTGTTCAATGGTGACATTGTTCAACTATCTAACGGTAGCATTGTTGCCACCACCATGTCTGCTGCCTCTAGCCCCGCTACTCCTGTAGCTGGTACATTGGGCATTTTCGTTGGTGCTGAGTACACAAACTCTTCCAGTCAGATCGTTCGCGGTCAATACTGGCCAGCAAGCACATCATCTAACTACGCAGTTGGATATGTGATTGACGATCCCCGTACTGTGTTCAAAGCAGTGATGGTTGCTCAAGGTACTTCCTTGTCCAACACAGCTTCCACAGTTGGCTATGCTAACCCCACCTTTATTGGTACTAACCTCTATGCCGTTACAGGTACAGCAGGTAACACCACTACTGGCGACTCAGCAATGGCCGTCTCTGGCGCTGTGATCAGCTCTGGTACATCTGGTAATACTCGTATTGCTACATTGCTACCTTGGCGTGTTGTTAGCGTGGTGCAAGATACCGCTGTTACCGTTTCTGCCGTTGGCGGCAACGCTAATACTTCTGGTACTACCATCACATTGACAGCATCAAATTCTGCAATCCAGCCCGGAATGCAGTTGATTGCTCAAGGCGTAAGTGGTGTTGCTCAAGGTAACTATATTTCTGTAACCAACGTTAACGGCACAACCGTTACTTTGGCTTCCAGCATTGCAGTGCCAACAGGTACACAACTTTCTTTTGTCGGTTTCCCCGAAGTTTTGGTTACATGGAATGCAACATTCCAAGGTATGACCAATACTGCTGGCGTTTAATTAAGGAGCTAACAAATGGCTATTTCACGCGCACAACTATTGAAAGAGTTGCTCCCTGGTTTGAACGCTTTGTTCGGT